AAGAGATATTCATAGTTATACAAATTTAGCAGGAGATTCTTTATCTGCTATTGGTACAGATAGAAAACTATATATTTATTATGATAACAATTTTTATGACATTACACCTCTATCTACAACAATAGCGGCTACCTTTTCATTTACATCAGCTTCAACTATTGCAACAGTAACAGCAACTTCTAATGGAGCAATAGCCGGAGACTTTGTTACATTTTCAGGAGTAACAGGAGTTAGTGTTGGATCAGCTGGAATTACCAATACTACAATGTCTCAACAATTTGAAATTCAACAAATTAAAACAGTTAATACATTTACAATAGATGTATCTTCTCTTGGAACACCAGGAGTTATAACAACTTCAGGTTCAGCAACTTCTGCTGAATTTCAAATTAATATAGGTGCAGATACTTCACAATTAGGTATTGGTTGGGGAGCAGCATCATGGGGATTCTCTACTTGGGGTACGGCAAGACCAACAGGAGTTATAACTGAAAATCCAAGAATATGGGTATTAGATAATTGGGGAGAAGATTTAGTTGCAACTATTAAAGGTGGTAAAACTTATTACTTCGATACATCAGCATTTTTACCGGGAAGAAATACAAGAGCAACTTTAATTACACAAGCTCCTACACAATCTAATTTTATGATTGTATCTTCACGCGATAGACATATTATATTTTTAGGAACACAAACAACTCCTGGAGATACTAATAGTTATGATCCAATGGCTGTATTATTTGGATCTCAAGAATCTGTTACTGATTTTACACCTACAGCTATTAATACAGCAGGATTTCAAAGATTATCATCCGGTAACAGAGTTGTAACAGCTGTTAGAACAAGAGGTGATTTATTAATTTTAACAAATACATCTGCACACCAAATGCAGTTCGTAGGACCTCCTTATACATTTTCATTTAAACAAACAGGTACAAACTGCGGAGCTATATCTTCACATGCTGCAGTAGAAGCTGAAAACAATGTATTCTGGATGTCTAATGGTGCATTCTATTTATTTGATGGTGTTGTAAAACAAATTCCATGCACGGTCCAAGATTATGTGTTTGGAGATATAGATGATGAAGAACAAGCAACAATTTATGCAGGTGTTAATCTAAAATTTGCTGAAGTAAATTGGTTTTATCCATCAGCTAATTCTGATTATATTGATAGAGTAGTTACCTATAATTATAAAGAAAATCTTTGGACTATTGGATCTTTAGCTAGAACTACATGGGCACCTCAAGATATTTTTGCTTATCCACTTGCAACAGATTATAGTGCAACATCAACAGCGACAACACAGCCTACAGTTATTGGTGTTACGGCTGGAAGATCAACAGTATACAATCAAGAATATGGATCTAATGCTGATGGTTCAGCTATCTCTTCTTATATTAAATCTGGAGATATTGATATTGTAGACGGAGATAACTCTATGTTTATAAAAAGATACATACCTGATTTTTCAAATCAAAATGGAGGTATTGTTATGGAATTTTTAGTAAGACAATATCCAGGGTCCTCACAAACTGTTGCATCAAGTACATTAGTTTATTCAACTACAACTAAAGTAGATATGAGAGCTAGAGGTAGACAAGTTGCTATCAAAATGTCTAGTAATGAGGTTGACGGAACTTTTAGATTTGGTACATTAAGAATAGATGGACAACAAGATGGCTTAAGATAATGGCAAAATTAAACCAACCCAGATTAGCTAACGCTACTGCTGAATACAGTGCTTCACAATTAGATCAAATTATTAGAACATTAGAGCAAATGGTTTTACAATTAAATACAAATTTTACACAAGATGCTCAAGATATATTAGAATCTGAAACTTGGTTTATGGCAAGATATCAATGAGTAATATATTTAAAAGCGCAATTTATAAACCAACTACAACAGTTAGCACAACTGTTTATAGTTGTAATGCTACAGCAAGAGCAGTTATTCAAAATATACAATTAACTAATCAAGCAGGTTCTCATACTGTTGGTGCCTATGTTTTTAGTAGCTCTAATGCAACTACAGTACAAATAGCTAATACTTCAATATCTGCAAACTCTATGATAAATTTAGCTCTTGGACCTATTGTATTACAAGAAGGTGATGCATTATTATTAAGTACAGCTTCTACAGTAGTAGCCGGAATTGTATCTATTATGGAAATGAATAGAGGATTAATTTCGTAATGGAAGAAATAAGACTTGTATGTGATTCAAAAATCACTATAATAAATACAAAGACAGGATATATTTATAAAGATGAAGAAGAAGTTAGAATGGATTTAAATGCTAAACCAGAAGATATTAGGCGTGATGTTAAAATTATTGTGCCTACAATTCCATTGGTAAATCATACATAGTTATGCACTTAAGCGAAGAGAAAAAAGATGAGGTCTTGAAAGAAACAATGATACCTTTAGAAAAAAGATTAACTAGATTAAAACAAAAAGATGTTGAGATCAATAGTGTATTAGATATTGGTGCTTATCACGGTGATTTTGTTAAACTAATTAAACATATATATCCAAAAGCAACTTCATTAATGATTGAGTGTAATGAACAAAAAGAAGAAAGATTAAAAAAAGTAGGTGACTATAAAATAGCTTTATTAGGTAAACAAGATGATGAGATAGTTGATTATTATCATTGTCTAGAAGAATTTCAAACAGGAAATGGAATTTATAAAGAAAATAGTCCTTTTAAATTTACAGTTGAAAAAAGAAAAACAATTACATTAAGTACATTATTAGGTTCAGACAAAGGCTATGATTTTATTAAAATGGATGTCCAAGGAGCTGAACTTGATATTATTAAAGGTGGACTTCCTATTATAAAGAATAGTAAATATTTATTATTAGAAATGCAGCTTCTTATGTTTAATAAAGGTGCTCCTAGAATAGAAGAAGTTATATCTTATTTACATAGTATAGGCTTTAAATTCATTGATATATTTGATTTTATATATGAAGGAAGTCAAGACTTGATTCAAATCGACGGATTGTTTATAAATGGTAATATAGAATGAATCCAATAGGCGGGTCAGAAATTATAAAGGCACAGTTGATTAGTCAACTTTCAGAAGGCGAATTAGATGGTATTAATTTAGTAACATCTATTTGTCATCCTCAATTTGTTCAAAAAGATAAAATTAACATTGTTTGGCAACAGTTAAGTTATGATCAACCTAATGTTCAATACATGCGCGAGCGCAAGTACGTAGATTCAATAGATTACTTTGTTTACAATAGTCATTGGTGTTTTAATAGATTTAGAGATCATTTTAAAATACCTGAATATAAATCATTTGTTATTAAGAATAGTTCTTTTGAATGTAATGCTCCTATTATTAAAAAGATGGATGGCCGTTTAAAGTTAATTTATATTTCTACACCATGGCGAGGTCTTGAAGTACTTGTTAAGTGTATAGAAAAATTAAATAAAACTAGAGATGATTTTACATTAGATGTTTATTCATCTACTAAAATATACGGAACAGATTTTGAAAAATCAGAAGGTGATAATTTTAAAAAGTTATTTGATCTATGTAAAAATACTAAAAATATTAATTACATGGGCTATGCTACTAATGATGAAATAAGAGAAGCATTAAAATCAGCTCACATATTAGCTTACCCTTGTATCTTTGAAGAAACATCGTGCATCGCGGCTATTGAAGCGATGATGGCAGGTTGTTATGTAGTGACAACTAATTATGGAGCTCTACCTGAAACATGTGGAGACTTTGCAACAATGATAGAATTTAATTCAAGTGGTATACAATTAATAAATAATTTTACCAGTGCTCTAAACACAGTTATTGACAACTATAAAAATAATTTGTATAAGGAAGACCTAGAGTTACAGGTAAAATATTATAAAAAATATTATTCTTGGGAAACAAGAATAGAAGAATGGAAAGGATTCTTAAATTATGTCAGAAGAGAAAAAGAAACACATTAAATTATTCGTAGCAACACCAGCATTCGGCCATATGGTTACAACAAACTATATGAATAGCTTAATGAGATTTGTATCAACAACTCATCCAAGATTAGCAGTATCAACAGCATTACATATACAATCAGGAATGGCTCTAGTAACACAAGCTAGAAATAATTGTGTTGCAGCCTTTTTAAAATCAGACTGTAGTCATTTCTTATTTATTGATTCAGATATTGGTTTTGAACCAGAAGCTATTTATAGATTATTAGAAAAAGATGTTCCTCTTTGTTTAACTCCATACGCAGTAAAAGGTTATGGTGTTAATCATTCTTTACAATTCATTGTTCACTTTAGTGATATGGAAAATGTTAAAATTGACAAAGATGGTTTTGTAAAAATCACTGCAGGTCCTACTGGATTTATGATGATTAAAAGAGAAGTGTTCGAAAAGCTTGCAGAAAAATACCCTGAAAAAGCAACAGTTAATAAACAATTAGTAGGCAATAAAGTAGAGATTATGAAAGAAGGTTGGTATACATTCTTTGAAACTGCTCAAGATCCTGAACACGGT